AATGAATATTAGGTTCACCTGTTTGAATATATTTATTTTGCTTAAAGTCATAAATAACAGGCATTCCTTCACTATCAGTAATAACATTTTTTTGTTTAGCGTAGTTTCCTCCTGTAGTTAAATCAGGAACTCTAAAGCTACGATAACCCTTTTCTAATCCGCTAGGGAACTCTTCTGCTAAATCAGTTCTTAAACTCTGTACTTTTTGAGTAGGAGGCAATACATCTTTAACTACCCTTAAATATTCCTCTTCTTTTTTAGAAGTTTTTGGTATATATCTTTGTTTAATAGAATCATTTTTAGAAGGAACTCCTGTTTTTTTGGCAATTGGAGGTCTAAGTGCGCCAGTTTTTATAGAGCTGCTTCTTATTGGAGGAGTTTCATTTGCAGATTTTCTTTTATAAATAGTATCTCCATCTTCAATAATAGCCTCCCATTCAGGTCCAGTTGGAGCTTCTTTTACTACTTTAGCTTTATCTTTTAAAGAAGGTGGTTTAATGTCTTTAGTAATCTTTACTTGTCTAGCCATAATACATTTATTTTATACTAACAAATGTATTAAAAAAACAGATACTATAGATAACTTAAAAAGTCCTTAAAATATGTTTTATCTTTTGTTTCACATTTAATAATACCTCTAATTAATATATAAGATATTTTTTTTGAAGCTAAGTTGTTTATTCCGTTAATTGGATGATATTCTGCGTAATTATCATCTAACAAATACATTGTTTGTTGCATAGTGTCAGTTGTCCCATCAGTATATCCTATTACGATATTATTTCCATTAGGATTGATGTTTTTTGGAAAATAAGCATATACATCAAATGTTATAGTTTTATCATCTATACTATCTGATTTTGCGTTTATAGATATAAAATCCTTAGAAAACAAAGGAGATTTTAATTCTAATGGTCTTGAAAAATATCTAGTTACAACTTCTTTGTTTTTTAAAGAATCAAAACTAGCCATTCTTTCTACTTGCCCGAAAGCACAACTAGCTAAGAATAAAAATCCTACTGATAATAAAAGAACGATAATATTTGTCTTACGAGATTTAATAGCTTCCATGATAAATAAATTAATTGGTTTATAAAGTACTTGTACTTCATTAGTTTAATAAAGGTTACAATTATATTGCAAACTTGAAATAAAATTATCGTTTAGTTACAAAAATTGTCTTTAACCACTGCGTTACCTTCTGTATATTCTTAGATATAGTAGGATTAGTAACGTAATTCTTATGTATGAATTTTACTCTAACATAGTAATCAGTTATTCTACCATTAACCTTATCTAAAGCTACAGAAAAGAACCATGAACCGTCTATAAGTCTATAATTTCTATTAGTTGAAGATATATTCAAGTCACTCGAAGATTGATTATCAGAACTGAAATATACACTTGTTGCATTAGGTCCAATAGATTTAACTTGCATATTTTGTGGAGTAACAGATACGTCAGTTTTAGCATTAACTACAATTTCATGTTCAAAATCCCATACTTTACCGTAGAACTTACATAAGTCGGCGCCAAAGTTTTGAAGATAAATCTCATTAGTTTTATTAATAGCTAACCAATAAATACTTCCTGAATACTCAGGGTCTTTTGTAGCTGCTGGTGGATAAGAAGGTATGTAAACTCCACTAGGATTATAACATATATATTCTACATTACGAACCTGTACAGTATCTCCTAATACAAATGTAGTAGGAGGCATATCGGCATGATAAGATTTTGTGCTTTTAGGGTTATTGGCAGTTAATACTAAGTCATTGTGATTATGCCATATAGCCGGACAGTTATTTGTAAAACTCACAAAAGCATTTAAAATATGGTTATACCCTAATGTAAAATCTCTATTTACAAATGTATAATTTTCACCTGCTGTATCTCTTTTAGCGTATTTAAAAGTCAAATACGTCATTTTAAATGTTGGATCATAAACTCCTACAATACCATATCCTTGTAATGGAACCTCTGGAATATTTAAATTATTAGTATTATAAATAGCTGAATAACTATTAGGATAATATATAGTTCCTTCGTCAAACTCACTATTAAAGAATACCTGAAGACCTTTAACCATCGACATTTCTTCTGGCTTAGTTCCTATTCCCATTACCATAAAAGCGCGTCTACGCATATCAAACCACGCAAATCCATATTCTGTTTCAACTAATCCATGTTGATGCTGATTACCAAAAAATGTATCTATATCATCATATCTATCAATAACTCCTGTTACACCTAATGCAGTAGCATCTCCTATAGCACCTCCACCAACTAATTGACGTTCTAATATTGGTGTATATCCTACTGAGTGGTCTTGCCAATAGAATAACTTAGAATCTCTTGCTTTAAGATTATTTACTTGTCCGCGCTGTCCATCCACATCTCTATAATCAGGTAAGCGATAAACTCTAAAAGAATCTACTAATTCACCTGGATATTTTAATCCTGACCATCTTAATCTGTATTTAAAGTTACCTGTAAAATTATAAAACAATGGTAACGCAGGATACTTAATAGCAGTACCTTCAGAACTATACCCTTGATTATAAGAATAAGACTCAAAGTTTGGAGGGTCAGCAGCTACTCCGTTAAGATTACCTGCTGCATCATATATTCCATTACCACTAACTTTTCTACCTCTTCTTAAATTAATATTATTATTACATTCACAAGGGAAAGTAATTGCATAAGACAAAGAATCTTGTAACGTAAAACTTGCTTCATTATATATAGTATAACACTTATCTACTAAGCATAAAAAACAATCTCCTCCGAATATTTCTATATCGTTGAAAGTGTATTTATTTTCACCATCATAAATTCCTCCGCTAAAAGTTCCATTTAACGTATCTGCCTTTACAGTTGAATTAATAGGTTGATAATGTCCTGTAGACATATATAATGTTTCTGCTATAGCCGAGTCACTAGAACCTCCATATTGAGATGCTGGGTCTATATCAGCCACGCAGTTAACTAATAACTTGTTATTATTATTTATCTCAGCATTATTACTATAATCATTTGTAGATGAGTAGTGATTAATTCCACTAGTAGACTTAAACACTTTTTTTAAACAACCATTAGATTGAAATTCTAATCCTGTAGGAGGGACTACGGTAGAACAAACCGTTGCAATAAATCCTAAAGAAGCCGAATCAGGATGTAATAAAGACCTATTCTCATAAGTATATGGACTTCCATCAAAGTTGACCTCTGAACCTAATTCTGAAAATGTTTTAAATCCTGAACCATTTAAGCTAGTTACCTGAAATTCTCTAGGATAATAAGCATCTTGAGCTTGTTTAGTAAATAATTTAGAATAAGTTTTTCTTTGTAATCCTGAAGCTGAAATACCAAAACTATTTATTGTTGACGATGAAAACCATGCAGCTTCTTCCATGCCATCGTTTATTCTACCTAAAGGTTTTCTTGGAGTAAATCCGTTATAATCTAAATCAGGACAAACGTAACAGTAAACTTCAGGGTATAAAGACCTTCCTGTTGGTATAAAAGTACCTTGAAAATTACCTTCAGGATAACAGATATAAGATGTTGAATCATCTAATACATTTCTTGTTAATAATCCTTGAGCAAGTATTCTAGCATCTCTCTCAGCTCTCATAATACTAAATCCGCTACATTTATTCATAACAGATTCAGGTATGTCTAATCCAGATATATTTAATCCTGATGCGTTTAAAGCATAAGAATATTGCGTTGGAGTAGTTCCGAAAATAGCATCTTTTAATATTAATCCATTCTTAGTATTAATGTCATCAAATGTATAATCCCCTAAATGTTTAGCATAAAAAGGATTACCCTTAGTGTCAAAAAAAACTAATGCAAATCTATATTTATCTTTACTCCAATATCCTACATTATGAGAAGATACGGCAGGGTCTTTGTAATCCCAAAATCCTGTAGTTAATTCTATTGCATTTTCTCTTCTTTTACTATCACTAATAGCTGTATATCTATTCTTTGTAGTACATGGTCTAACTGCTCCACTACCTGTAAATAATATAGTGGCATAAATAGAGCCTCCTGTTATTACTTCTCCTGTAACGTAATTAACACCTTCGTAAATAACTGTATCTGTAGTTAAATTACCAAATGTAACTAACCATCTTGTATAAGGCACAACTTCTCCAAATACAGGATTAACTCCTAACGAAGGACTTACATCTTCTGGAACGTTCCCGTTAACACAAAGGTCTAAATCACCATGCGCGACTAAAGGATATTCTACTTGTCCTAATGTTATTCCACTTAAATCTAATTGGAACTCTTCCCTCTCTGTTATGTTAGCAATAATACTATAATTCTTATTTGTAGAAATAGTTTTACATTTTAATATACTTGCAGGAAACAAAGTTAAATCTGTAATAGTTACAGTTCCGAAGTTAGTATTACCTATATCTTCCAAGTCCATTGAACTTCCTGTAATAGTTTCTTTCTTAACTATAGTTATGCTATAAGGCACATCTTTTACTTGACTATACTCCGCGCAAGCTAATTCAATAGTATCGAAATTAGTATCAATATCTTCTATAGTTACTATTACGGATTTATCACTAGCTTCTACTGTTGTAGCGTTTCCATTACCTACAAAATCTTTATAGTTTATACCTGTTAAAAATGAAGCTTCGTTATCCATTCCTACTAAAATAGGACTTGCTGCATAACTCCAAGTTGTAGAATATCCACCTGCTGTAGAAGATAATCTATAAAAATAAATATGGTTTCCGCAATTCTTTACACCACTTCCGTATTCTTTAAACTTAATAGAACCTAATAATCTTGTTGGAGTCCAATCTAAAAGAGATATAGGATAGTATTCAATAACTAATGGAGAACCATCAGCTACAGTAAAACTAGTTCCACCTGCCGTAGTTGCAGGAATTATATTACCAGTAGTTAACCCTGGTCCATAATCAACACCATTATAAGTGACAGCTCCAATAAGCACCATGTAATATTTTCCATCTTCTAATTCGTTTGCCGTTGCAGCTACCTTATAATCAGTAAACATTGGATTAGCAATATCAAATACTCTAGGTTCATTAAAATAATCAGTCCAATAAACTCTAGCTATACCATCATTTTCTTGAAATGAAAATCCTTCTATCTTATGTATCTTAGTAAAGTTTAAGTCAGAATGGTGGTAATACGGTACATAAGTACCAACAAAGTCCATTCCTACTCTTGTAAATGAAACTACTCCTATTTCTCCATATCCTGTTGTAGATTCACTATTTGTAGAAAATACTACCAACTTATCAATAAAAGAAACAAATCCTATTGGCATAGGTTCTACATCTAAATCAGCAACAACATCTAAGTATCTTGGAGTTAAAGTAAGTAGTATCTTATTACCCTTAGTCATTTCAACAGTATAGTGATTACCATCATAAGAAATAAGCATACCGTTTTTCATATCAGTATATGTTCCTTGTGGTTGTAATATTGGAGGACTGTCTTTATGAAGTCCTTTGTCAAAAGTATTAATAACCGATTGTCCCATAGTTGCTTAATTTCATTCCTTGTGATAAACTAATTTGTGAGTAGGCATCATGTAACATAGTTACTATATGTGCTCTTTGAGTTTCTGTTAATAAATTATCATCTGCTCTTGCATGAGCGCATAATCTATCCCATTGTGTAAAAGAATCTTGCATCTCTCTATATTCTACTTGACTCTTTTTACGCTTTCTTTTTAACCAACAATATCTAATGTACTCAGCAATAGCTAATATATGATTTTCACTAACTAAAGGGAAACCGTCACAATCTTCTACAATACCTTTGTACTTAATAGTAATATTAGTTTCAGTTAAAGATTGATTAAATATTAGTTTGTTATCCTGATAGGCATAAGGTACTATGTTACTAACACATCCACTATCTCCTAATCCTCCAGTGTCTATAACTAGAAAATCATTCGTAGCCTGTGTAGCTGTTACTGTAGCTGCATTTATAAAATATTTAGAGAATATGGCGCCGCATTCAACTTTATGACTACCTAATATAGCTCCTTCAACTGATACTGCATCACATGGTAATTGAGCTACGCATCCGCAAATATCTAACACCGCAAACTTTGTAATAGCAGATAGTCCACCTATTTCTTTCTCAGCATATACAGCCCAAGTCATAAACAACGGCAAGTAATTACCATGGTCTATTGCAGCCATATCAGTTGCATCAACTATGGCATTCTTTATTGATATTAATTTATTTATTGACATGGTTAATTATTTTAAAAATCGCTAATTACTTTTAATAACTCTTTACTAAAGTCTTTTGAGTCAAGCCTTCCATTATCTAATATAAATCTATCATATCTATATATACCTATTTCTTTTGCAGCACTCCGTCTATCAGTTGAATTAGAAGCCTCTTTTACAGTAGTTTTACCTATTGATTTATCATCAAGTAAATATTCTATTTGAACTCTTTTCATATTAATGGTTTCTCAAATCTTGTTAATATTTTACCTTTTTTAATTCCTTCATGTACGCCTTTTGATAACATAGCATGAGGTTTAAAATATAGTTTGTAATCTTTATTCATTCCTTCATTATCGTAAACAATATCATATATGTATTTCGATGTGTCAAAATTAAGATTAATTGGCACTATTCTACCATTCTGATACATTAATCCTTTTTTAAATAAAGACATTGCTTTCTTATGTTCTAATATCGGAACTGCCTTTACCCAAATCATAGATGAATTATCTAACTTACATATCCCATTCTCCGATAATTCTTTTACTATTTCTTCTTGTATAAAATCATTCCAAACTCTTTGTATCTCTTGCCCTGTTATTCTTTGCTTATAATGCCTTTTAAAATGTAGTTTTATGTTAGCGTGAACTCTATCACTCTGCCACACTCTATGCTTTTTATTAGGTACTTTCTTCATTATTTAACAGCGTCATCTACTGAATCATTAATCTTATCAGCAACTTGTTGTTTCTCTAAATTTAACTCAGTAGCTAATATTGATATTACTATCTGTCTAGCTAAATGTGCTGATACAGGATACGGGTCATTCTCAGTCATCTCTACTTCATAATCGTTATAGAATACTTGGCTACTACCACTTGCCGTAAAAGTACTTGTAGAAGTAGCTGTAAACGTATCATTAGGCAAGTAATTAACTGTGTTATATGTAACCATGCCTGTTGTTCCTTTAACCATGTAAACGATTCCGCTTTTAAGGCTACCGCTTATTACAGGTAATGTTTTTTTAAGCATTAATCCTTCAGTAGTTTCAGGTATTCCTATAAATCTTAGATTATTAACAAGTTTATTAACGTAAATCATGTTGCCAAATCTTTGATAATAAGGAAACTTTGAACGAGTATGTTCTTTAGGTACATCTCTCCAAAACTCTAAAGCATATTGAGTATAATGAGTCTTTCCGCAAGCTGACATAACCTTTAATCCTAAGTCTAAATTACCTTCGCCTAATGGTATTAAATTCATTGTAGATGGTATTTGAGCCTTTGTTATATCGCAAGCGCAGAATGTTACATTTGGATCATCCGAGAAGTTGACTTTAGTCATGTTATAAATACCAAAATCAACTAACCAATTTTGGTCAATAACACCTGTTACATTATACTCTTTTATAATCTCAGAAACTCTTGTTTGCTCAATCTTAAAGGCTAAGTAATCTTCATCAATTCTCGACTCATCAGACTCACTGAACCTAGTGTGAAGTATGATAATATCATCCGCGATTTGTTTTCTAGTTGGCATCTTTAATGTATTATATCCCAAATATACTTATTTATTAAACTTGTTTTTATTGCAAAGTTGAAATAAAATGTAACCTTTTATGGATATGTATAGTATAAGTGGTTATGAGAAAAATAAAATTTAGAGCGTATTCGGAAAGAATAGGAATGTTTAATGTAGATGTACTATCTATTACTGAAGGAATGTGGGATTGCGGAGGATATTTAGATGGTAAAAAAAGAATAGGCATGAGCATTGCGCATCAGCCTCATTTAAAATTAATGCAATTCACTGGTCATTATTGCCACGGAAAAGAAATATATGAAGGAGATATTTTATCTACTTATTGCTATAATAAACTTCAGAAAGGAGCCGTTGTATTTGGCAGAGATGGATGGACGTGTATGGGATACTACTTGGATACCGCATTTTTTATTGGAGGCGGAGATGACTTTAAGATTATTGGTAATATATACGAAAATCAGAACTTACTTCAAAGCGAAAATAGTTAAAGCCTCAACAACAACTCCGCCGATAATAGTTATAATAGTTTTAAACTTTTGTTTTCGGAGTTGTTTTTTAGATTCTTTCTCTAATGCTTTATGGTCATCATCTTGATTTTTAATTATCGTTTGTGCCGTTGCAACCATTCCTTTACTTATACCTAACTCTTCTTTTACTGTACTTAATTCTTCATTAACACTTTTATTAGTAGAATCTTTCTGAGCAAGTAAAGCATCTTTTGATTTAATAGTACTATCACAATCATTAAAAGCTACATTTATCAATACAGTATCACAAATACCTCTAGCAAGTAATTCTCTGACTCTTTTAGATGAGTTTCTATACAACTTCTCTTTCTTATCTGCAATTACTTTAATAGAGTCTTCTGAGCGTTTTGAAGCTAATGTATTTAAACTGTCTTGATATTGTTTTTCCATTAAACTAACAATTATCATACTGTCAGATTTCATCTTAGCAAAATACTGACTATTATCAGTTTTAGGCACAATTACTTCTTCTCCGCAACCGAACCATCTAAATATAAATAGTATAGCAAATAGTATTACTATGCCTTTTAAAATTAATTCTCCTATATGTTTTGCGGTTGACTTATCCATTAGTTTACTTTTGGATTACTGTCAGGATTACTTACTGTTAATGACGCTACAAATGTTCCTGCTAAACCAATAGCTATTAAATAACCATCAATAGATTCAGGAATAAAAGCTAATTGAGTAGCGTATTGACTTCTAGCAGTTACTAAAGCGGCTCCTAATGCAGCACAAGCTATCATAATTCTTCTTAATTTATTAAAGAAGGTAGGGCCTTCTGCTACTAATCTGTTCCAAATGTTTTTAATTGTAATGTATTTCATAATATTATTTATTTAAGCTTTTAAGCATTTCTACTAAATTGAATTGTGGATTCATATCATTTTTATCCGTACGATAAGAAACGTGTGTATAGATACCTTTCTTGCCTCCTAATGCGTTTTGACTAATATCCCACATATCTGAGTTATAATCTAATGGTATCGCAAATTTAGCAGATAATTCAAGTATCAACTTTCTTAAAGATTCAATCTGTAAATCATTATACTTATGATAATACTCAAACCCTCTAAACTTAGTTGGCAAATGAATAACCTCCGACTCAGGAACTTCTTTATTTACATAGTTCCAATACTTACCATCTTTTTTAATTAACTGGCCCCACGAACACACTTCTATTCCTATAGAGTTTTTATTTAACTGAGTGTTTTGTATAGACTTTAATCCTAAGTGATAAGCCCAATACTCAGGCTCAAATGCTTTAAATACTTCTCCACTTCCATCTATTACAAACGACGTGCCCACTTTCTCAGGATTAAAATTCCATCCATGAATTACATTTGCAGCATTACTGCCTCCAGCCGTGTGATGAATAACAATTTGATTTTTAAATTGTTTTTCTTTGAAATATTGGCTATCGTCTAAAAAGTTATTTTTCATGCTAATAATTTTTTAATATTAAACTTCTTTCTTTTAAATTCTATTTGCCTAGGTATTAACATACATACTTGCGGATGACGCTCTTGTTTATCTTGACCTTTATTAGCTCTTGTGTTTTGAACTAAATTACTCTCATTAAAACTCACAGTATCTCTTTTGAAGTTATATCTCTGAACATACTTCTTAGCTTCTATTAAATCAATTCTGTTGTTTATTTTAAGAATTTCTAACTCGTACTTATACATTATTTTAAGTTCTAAAGCATCAATATTATCATCTGTATCATTCATACGATACTCAAATCTCCATACTCCTCCTGCTACAAATAAAGAAACTGAGATAATTTTTAATACATCTTTGAATTTATAACTTGTTTTATCTAAATCTACTAGTGCCATATTATTTAATCTTTAAATCATCGTATTTTTTGCGAATAGCCAAACGCTCTAAAATTATTTCATCTGGAACGTCAATTCCTAATTCTACTTTTCGAACAAAATACCAGTCAGTTGGTTGTAATTCGTTAAACTGTTCTATGTTTAATTCGTCTTCGTAAATCATTGATTTATTGCCATTAGCATCTTCACAAATCCATGAATTTCTACCGTCACCTTGCTTTTTGTATGTATATTTATTTCCCATTATTTCGCTCCTATTTCTAATGTTACGATATGAATTACACCAGTTGGATTAGTAGCCCATGTTGGATAGTTTACTTCTATTTCTAAAGCATCACCAGCTGTAACTGCAAGTGGGGTTCCTAATTCAATTGATGTTCCAGAAGCAACTGCTGTATAATTTAAGGTTGTTGTTAATGTAACACTAGTAGCTGCTGTTAAATTATTTACTTTTACAGTTGCAGTTTCGGAAGTTCCTAAAATAGAAGTAATATATAATTCAATTAATGATGCATATATAAATCCAGTACATGGCGCATAAGCTCTTCTAATTAACCCTGTTGCTCCACTTACTGTTCCACTAATAATATTCCCTCCAAAAAAACTACTAATTGCATCAGCAGGATTGGTTTGTTGATGTGTAAAAATTAAACTTCTTGATTTGCTTAGTTTACCATTTAATTGAGTTTGAGCATCACTTGTTAAATTTTTGATATAAGCTGAACCATCTGCTATAGTTTCAATTATATTACCATAAGTTAAATTACCATAATTAATAGCTTTAATCTTAATAGAATATATCAAAGCAACATTAGAGTCGGTGTACGTCCCTGACGTCGTCCATGCTCCTGTACTTACATTTAACGAAGCTGTAACAATAATTCCACCCGAAGTTTTAGGACTCTCAAACGTTGGCTTATTAGAGCCATCAATCTTTGAAAGAACAGCATTTCCTGAGAGTCCAAATTCTCCTGAGTTGATAGTTGCTTGGCTAGGAACTGTGAGGCTTCCGCTTGTTCCTGACACAATCTCAAAATATGTGACCTTGTATTCATTGTTTTCTAAATTAGTTATACGTGAATTAGTAGACGTTAAGTCTGCTGATGATTTTTGTGCTATTATTTTTTTTCTACTAAACTGTGTCATTATTACTTACCGTAATATTCTATTGTTAAAGTTCCGAATGTAGCATCTGTAGCTATAGCCTTAAAAGCAATTACATTAGCATTGTTATTTATTTCAAATAAGTCTCCATCACCCATCCACATTCCTACAGAAGTAGTTGGTGTAACTCCTGCTGTTTGTGTATATCTTAATAAATAAGTAGCGTCAGTTGGCGTTGAAGTCTTTTTAACTTTAATAATAACTCCACCTACATCCGCCGAACTAATACCAGTAAAAGGTAATGATTGAGCTGCTGCTGTTAGTGTTAAATTCTCTGTTCCTAAACAAACTTTATCTGATAATTTAGCATTAGTTACACCTATTGCTCTTGTTACATTTCCACCCATAATATTATATTTTATGTGAGTAAAAATAAATAAAAAAAGGGTAAGTTTTTAAGCCTACCCTTTTAATGTAATTAATTTAATCTAACTCTTAGCATTTCCAGCTTGCCGTTGGTAAAGCAATTACTTCATTTAATACTAAATCAGGGTCGCCTGTAGAAATATTCGCGTAAAGCACAAATGGTATCATAATATCACCTGCATCAAAAACTAATGCCGTAGTACCTGCTGAATAAACAGGATAAACAACGTCATTCAATTTACAAGTAACTGTGCCTAATTTGTTAACTAACACTTCTACTGTTACATAAGCTGTATCTGCAGGAACGATAGTTGTAGATGTAGAAACTGTAGCGGCATTGTTTAAAATACCATTAGTTACAACTAAATCTCCATTAGCAGCCAATGTACCCACAGAAGCTAAGTCCGTGTAGTTATTAAAGTCAGCGGCATGAGCAGCTTTCTTACGGAAACCAACTTGCCAAGCTGCATCTGTATAATCAGCCGCTTTAACACGAGCGAAAATAGAGAAGTCTGTTTTACCTACAGTAAATTCTTTAGGACAGTTAGTTAATAATGAAGGTGTATACTCTGCTCCTTCTGTATCAACTAAATCTTGATCTAAAATAAGTCCATCATTTCCTGGAGTTGGAGTTGTTAATGTTTGAGTTCCAATTTGAGTATAAGTCCACTTAGCATCAGAAACCATTTTATTAGCCCCTGTAGTAGTTGGAACTGCTCCTGCTGCTCCTTGGAATAAAATAACACCATCTAAGAAGTCAACTTGCGCCGAAGGGTCTTGGTTAAAACGATTAGCAATTCCTCTGTGCATAGCTCTTTCAAAAGAGATATAACCAGCTAAATTAGTTACCGATGCACCCGTACCATTATCTACCCAAACTTGTTGGTAACGTTGAGATAATCCTTGTTTGTCATCTCCAATATTAGGCAAATTAACATCTGCTAAATAAGAAATATTAAACATATTGTATTTTTGTCCAGATACAGCTAAAGCTCCAGTTAAATAAACTTTAGGATAATCAATTTCTCCTGCAATTAAGTTACCTGTTGCTAAGTCATAAACAGCAGCAGAGTTTTGTAAATTTAAACCTACGCCTACTGAATAAACGGCTGGAGTTGTTAAAGTTACGTTAGCTGCTACAAATCCACTTCCATCAGTGTTAGTAGCTACTTTTACTGAAGTTGCACCTAAACGATTAGTCATACCTTGACGATTGTAAGGATAGTATCCTGCATCATCAGTAATAGTGAATCCTGTACCTGTACCTAAAGATGCTGCAACTACCCAATTCGTGTTGATTTGGTTAATTTTAGCAACAATCTGTAAGGCAATGTACTCTCTGCGAGCAGCATCATTCGCTCCTTCTGTAGCTAATGTAGCTGAAGTCGTATAAGAATAAGGAACTAGATACTCTAATTTACCTTGAGCTTTACGGTTGTTGTCCCCTACTAATACAGTGTACTTAGTACTTGCTGTTGGAGTAGTTGGAACTGCTACTGTTACTACTTGCTGAACTTCAGCGCGATAGTTGATTTGAGAAAAATCAACAATTCTTGTTTGTTTTACGGCGTCTAATCCATTAATTAGGATAGAACCACCACTGTATTGCACATCTGTATTTGAAGATGTATTAAGCAATACCATTTTGTTAAATCGTGACATGGTTTTTTTTGGTTTTTATTGGTTTATAATGACGTAAATGTATATTTTATTTCAATACAAATTTAACTAGTTTCTTTTTCTACATAAGCAGACGCTTCATAATCTTTAGATGCAGAACCTAATAGTATCTCAGCAGCCATTTTAGCTATCTCATCGTGGCATTTAACAGGTAATTCACATGGAGTTGTATTAGCCGTTAATATAACTACACCGCTTGTTAAGTTGGTATTCGCAGATGTAAATTGAGTTCCTTCAGCGTAAGTCACACCATTATGAACACTCTCTTCTACCGCTATGTATGAAGTTGTGTTAGTCAAAACACCAGCACCAGCAGATATTAATTGGCTATCTAATCCCATATTAAAATCTAATGGTTGTTTAATGTAATCTAATTTAACAGCGCTAGTAGTTCCGCCTATTCCTCTGTAAATTTTTAATCCAGTTGCATCTTCTAAACAAGACGGCTTTTTATTATTAGGCTTCCTGAAAGAGCATTGTAACAGTGGTCCAAGTTCTCCATAAGTAGTAAACCTTGCATAAGTAGTATTACCTGCAATAGTTAGAGTTAAAGCCGCGAATGTTTGATAATCAGCAGGAAACAAAACGTGTTCCTCTGTAATAATATCATTAATAGTACCCACTGCCGTTACACCAGTAGCACTTGTTTTCATTAATGTATATAACTCATCTCTAAACTTTTGAATCCTATCTATACCATTTAATTGATTTTGCTTGGCAGTATCCGTAATCATGTCTATCTTTTTCATCATAGCATCATTTACAGCTTTATTTATCTCAATATTGAAATATCTCCCAGAGTACGTTCTATTTGTGTAGAATGTAACCGCGTAATTCATTTGTACAGCATTCATATCTTATTATTTTTATTTAAAATTAAATAAAAAAAGGGTAAGTTTTTAAGCCTACCCTCTCTTCGTTTTTGTGTTTAGTTCTATTCCGCTTCCGCTTCTTTAATTTTAATTAATAAAGCTTCTTCTGTTAGTGTTTTTAAATGATAACCTTTGATTTTAAGTTCTTTTGCTCTCGCTCTTAACCTAACCATCTCTTCACTATCAACTTTCTCTTCTTTTGCTACTTCATCAGCAAATGGATTAGCTGTAGTTACAGGCTTAGTATCATCTAATAAATCATAAGGATTATCTACAGAAACTTCATCAGTTGCCGACATTGAAATATTCGACTCTTTATCTACATCTTTACTCTTTAAGCTAATAGCCGTTGCAGTAGAGTTATTATCTTTCAAATACTTAATAGCCATGTCTACACTATGTCCTAACGGTAATCCCATATACATATAAGAGCCTGTCTTAACATCATGTGTAATTACATTAATAGATAGTGCTTTGTTGAATATTGAAACATAAACTCTATCCTTGTTTTCATAGTCATCTACGAATTTCTTAGGATCAAGATTCATTACTCGATGTAACTCAGCAGTCAACATACTTAATTTTCTGTTGGCGCCTACATTGATACCATTGTTGATAGCAACTTCAATTAAAGCATCTTCATCTAATCCAAAGATAATATCTTCAGCTTTACGTCTGTATGCTATTTCTTTAACTTTAGTATCAGCAATTCTCTCTCTATCAATTATCTTATACTCTGGCTTGCCAATTAAGTTAGGGCTTCCTTCACAGAAAGTACTATTCTTAATCATAGCTGCAATATTAGCTTGGTCTTTAATGGATAAGTCTAATACAATAGGCCCTTCAACAATAATAGGTTGGTGTTTCCACTGCTTTGTTTCTGGGTCAATGTCAGTAGGGATTCCCCACGTTAACCCAGTCTTTCTATCTAAAACTGTACGGAATACTTTAATATTCTCGTGCTTTAAACTTCCAGACATTCCTTTGTTGTTTTTCATTGGTTGAAATTCTAAATAACCTTCCCTTTTACAGTACTTCTCGTTGTTTAGATTTACATAATTTCGGATTGATTGATTTCCATCAACAACCTCTAAATAATCCTCTCCCCTTACTAGCATCTCGCTAACTTTTTTTACACGGGAGTCTACATTAAATATACTCATTGTTTTTTGTTTAAATTGTTTCAACAAATATACAATTTTATTGCAAAGTTGAAATATTTTGTAACCTTTTCTTAAATGTTACGTTTAAGTAGGTCTAAATTAATTATTAACTTAAAAACAAAACAAAATGACAACAATCTTATTAGTATTATTTTTCTGTCACTTTTTAGCAGATTACACACATTTATCAATGGCTTTTATGCTTAACGCAAAACGATTAGGTAAACCATTGTATCCAATATTTTTACACGCTTTTATTCACGCGTCACTCATGATAGTTTGTATAGTTTTATTTTTTGGATTTAATGGAATGTTCGCGTTAGGATTATTTTTATTTCAACTAATAACACATTTTTTAATTGATGTATTAAAGGGTAGAATGAATGGTTGGTTCCCATCTTTACAGTCTCCTGCTAATAAATGGCATTGGATTGTATTTGGATTTGACCAATACTTACATACATTGGTAATTATAATTATGGCTTCATTAATGACTATGTAAACTAAAAAATCCCCTAACAAATCAATGCTAGGGGATTTTAATATAATTATTTTATAACTATGCTGATGGACTAATGATAATCCATGAACGGGTGTTATAAATAGCTAACATATCTTGTTTTAACATAGCGTATGTTTGTGCATCTTTTTGAGTTACTACTTGGCCATCCATTCCTGTTAAACCATTTAATGTAGCGTTAACGTTAGAACGGTCACCACCAAATGCTCCTTTAGGTATAATCTCCATGTTAGGGTTATTCATTGTACCAATATCACCACCGTAGTAAGTGCTTGCTACAAATCCTTTACCATCACGTCCTTTTGCTTGGAATAAACGAGGATTATCTAACATTGGATGAATAATACAAGTAATTGAACTACCACCGAATACGATTTTCTCAAATGTATATCCTACAGTAACAGTCGCTCCACCTTTCTCAGACTGGAAAATTTGACCTCCATTACGAGCAGTGATACGTCTTGATTTACGTTGGAAGTTCATGAAACCTGGAGTTCCTGTCATAAATACTAAATTCACTTGGCTATCAACTGAATCTGTTTTTTGAATCATTAATTCAATAGCATCTTCAAAATCATCCTCAGTTACTTCACCAGCAACACCAGAACCATATAATTGATTACCTCCAGAAATTTGTTCTACTAAACCGTCACCAGCAGTAATACCATTTCCTGTATCAGTATCTTGAATATCTGAAACTGTTTTACGAGTACCATCAGCATTTTTCATAGAGCTAATACCGAAAATCTTAGCAAATTCATTCTGAGTAGCGAATACTGCTTCAGCTTGACGTAATGCTTCGTATTTCCATCCACGAGCCATACCATTAGCTCCCATATATTCATACCATAATACATCATTCGCTGCATCTCCTGTAATAGAACAAGAAGAACGTTGAATAGTCATATCTAAGATGAAACGGTCAGGATGAACGCTACGAGAATAACCTTTTTCAGATGCTTCACCGTAGTTAGTGTGCATAGGTTGTACAGTAATAGTTCCTGTTGAACCTGCAACTGCATGAGTAGCATATACAAATACTTCTCCTTGTGTGTTACGGAAACTATATAACCATCCTGCTGCTACTTGAGTAGGTTCAGCCATACAAAGTGCTTGGTAATATCCAGCGTTACCAAATACTACGTTTTGTCCTTTGTAAATAACTTTATCAGCCATGATTAATTGGAAAGAACCATCTGAATTAGATGAACCATATTGAGATACTACTACAGAGTTAAGTAAAATACTTCCCATAATAGCAAATTGAATAGAGCTAGACCCTACTGTATCTCCTTTACGCGGCTTACCAAATTTCTCTGGAACGTTAATATTCATTCCGTATTCGCTATTAATCGCACCTGAAGTTAATAAGGTTGTTAATTGTCTACGGTCAACACGTTGCATCATTGGCTTGATAAACGGTTTAATTGCTTGATTTCTAATCAAGTCTGTTTCAGTTGTACATTCAGAACTCCAAGAGCCTGCGACAATTCTTGATTGTCCTGGATTTAATGATCCCATAATTGTTTATTTTTTTAAGGTTTAAGTTTTAAATTTTTAACCTTTCAATAAAATTTACTTTAGACCGAAGTCTTCTGCCGATAAGTTGTCAAAATTCTTATCTCCTGTTTTGTTTGTTTGCAATGGTGTTCCTGCTCCTCCAGCATCAACTGGCGGTGTGTTATGCAGTTTTTTTGCTGATTCCAACCTACCTTTATTAAAACTCTCGGTTTCAATATTTTTAGTGATTTGTTGTCCTAGCTTTTTATATGCGATAAACTCAGCTATTGCTTTAGGGTCTTTCAGTATTTGGTCGTACTCTCCCTTACTGTAATTAACTCCAAGCTGTTTTCTAATATCCTCTGGAATAGATTTTCCCATAAGTGATGACATATCATTCATCGCTTTAGTTACGGATTCAATCTCTTGTGTCCTTTGTGATGCCAAAAAACTATCTTTGTTTGCCTTATATTTCTCTACTATTTGTTCGCGTTGTAATTCAATGTGTTCTTTAGCTGCATTTAATTCCAAACGTATTCTTGTTGCTTCGTGGGTAACTTGACCGCTTTCAATTGCTTTTTCAACTTCTGCGTCAATCCATTCTGCTGTTGCTTTATCATAACGAGTCAACAAATCTTCTCTATAAAGAGCTGTATCATCCATCGCTACAAACTTAGCTATGTTTTCTAATGGAGCTTTTATCTGTTCATAAGACATTCCTGACTTATTTAATTCAATCTCCATTCTAATCTTAGGGTCAATATCTGACAAGTACTCCTCTGATTTAGCGTTCTTGATTGTTTCGATTTGCTCTAATAATGGCTTAGTTTTAGCTTCTATGTACGCCTCTGGAGTATCTTCTACTATTTCTAATCCTTCATTCTTAGCATAAGCAATCCAACTCCCTTCTTCTGGCTCAGTAGTTTCTAATGTTAATTCTAAAGGCTTAACACCATCTAAAATCAACTCTTCTTCTTTCTTAACCTCTTCAACAACTTCTTTTACTTCTTCAACTACTGGCTTATTCTCTTCTAAGACAATATCTTTAGGAGCGCCTTCTTCAATAATTTCTTCTTTCTTTACTTCTTCTACTTTTACTTCTTGTGTTGGAATTATTCCTGCATATTCTGGAAAGTCTGCCGAAGATAAAGCATCAAGATTTGGCTTTGCTACAATCGCAGCATCTCGCTGGATATTTTCTGTAGCTAGGTTTGTTTCTGTCATGTCTTTAGTATTTTTGTTCAAATATATTAAATTAATTCATTGTTTAGATTTTCAAGTTCACTTTTATGCTGTTGCTCAACTATTTTATTTGAACCTTTTGCCGCATTCACTTTTATATCAACCTCCCCCTGAAGTATTATATTATCTTTTTCATTTTTTTGTCTGTCTTCGCGGTCTTCATTAGCTATCTGTAACTGAACTTGTAATTGTCTTTCTTGTTCTTGTTTACTAGCCTCTATATTAGCTTGTTGACCTTCTTGCTCGAATTGTTTAATCTTAGCCCAAGACTCTTCTAATATAGCTTTTTGTTGTGCAAATGTATCAGCTAACATAAATTTAAGAGCATCTTCTGGACGCATTTCTTTAGCATTTAAAGAAGCTTCCATTAATCCTTGCATAAACTGTTTTACTTGGCCATATCTAGTTCCATCTTGTAAATGAACGCCATAATCTCTATATCCTAGTTCTTGAGTAACTTGTAAATACTTCCATTTACCTGCTCCTAAAATCTGTTCAGCTTTCTCAACTTTATAGAAGGCCCACGTTACTTTAGCACTTTCAACTACTTTAGTAAGAACCTTCTTAGTATATAATCCGAATCCATAATCAAACGCTGCTGTAATAGTACGAGAACTTTGAATAGCTGAACTATTATTAGCCGCAGTTTCACTAGCTTGTATCTGACCACTTCTATTCTCATTAATACCAGTTACTCTTTCCATTAAGTTTAGAATAGTAGACGCGTGGTTAACTAATGGAACAAATGAAGAGCTTAATCCTAAATCAGCTTCCTGAATCATATTATTCAAGCTAACATCTCTTCCGTGCATATTACCTGTAGCAGATGTATCATAAAATATAATACCATCATTAAACAACTCGGCCATAGTTTTCTCAGCAGATGACTTTTTGTGTAGTGCTGCCAAGTTAAATCCTAACGCTTTTCCTTTTGAACGTATAATATCACTATTGATTTTATACATTACAATATCAAACTGATTAGATAGATTCTCTAATTCATTCATTAAAGATATTCTAACTCCATCAACCGTTTGACATAAAAATCCAGTATATGAACCTTGCATAATTCTACTTGGGTCATCTACACTTCTCATTTGGAATAAAGATTGTCTACAATTAATATCTAACTCTCTCATTCCTCCTATACGCGTAAGCTCCCATAACACTTCTTTGTATTTTACTACAATATCATATACTCCCTTCTCTACTTGAGTATCATGCCAATCTTTTTTCTCTTCGTATTTTTTAGTATCCATCTCAAGAATGATATATTCCCAATCCGGATTACTCTTTTTCTCTTCTTCTGAAATAAACGTATTAGCTAACTGAGTAGCCGTCTTTTTCATTTTCTTGTAATATATTGGAGAAACAGACTTCCATTCAATGTGCATTACTTGTACAAATAAGTTATTGTTGTACATTCTCATTGATGAAGAGTATCTAGTTAAATACTCACTAGGAGTACCTGATATGTTTTTAAGTAATTCTAATTGTTTAGTATTAAACTTATATCTTTTTAATACCTCGTGTATAGGAACAAATGGTGCGGCGCCTAATATTGGACTTCTCTCTAAAAATATATCTCCTTTAACTTCTTCGTAAATAGCTTCTCTTGGGTCATAGCTTATAACATGAGTTTCACCATCTTCATTTCTTTCTACTTTACTGAAGCAGAATGATGTAATGTGTGCATTTAAGTTATCCTGTGAAAGTTTTATTTTAATATCATCATCTATAATCTGCTCGTCTAAGATAATCTGCATCACCTCTTCTTGCTTATCCTTTGGAGACATTTTCTCCCATAATGGGTCTTCTTCACTATCCGGAATGGCGGCGCCTTCCATTACATCAACTCCAACTTTATCTTTTAAATGAGTCAACTCTGTTTTAGCTGCCATGGCCCCCATATATAAATCAGCCTGTAACATCTTTTCAGATTTAGCATCTCTATTAATAGTTTCAACTGTAGCCGCTAATGGCATAGCTAAAAATTCACCTTCTCTTAGTTTTATAAAAGGTGCGTGAACTCTATAAGATATAAATTCAGCTCTATTCTTAGCTCCATAAGTTTTAGTTAAATAATTCATGCTTTCTGGAGCTTTTTGTCCATTATAAGACATGAAATCTAAATTCATTTTCTGTCTTGAAGTATTACTTGAACGTAAAATACTTTGTGCATAATCACCGTGTAAAGAACACCACTCAGGCGTTTTCTCTATCTCTAAAATTTGCTGATTTGGAAATTGCATTCTGTAATATTTATTTTACCCAAAAATAGCAATTAATAATATACTATCTACCAAAATGTGAAAAGTCCTTTTCGGGATTAGATGGACGTTCAAAATCATCTTTTGGAACTAAAATTCCATCTTTATTATATTCCCATCCTCCTAATACAAATGGGTCTTTCTCATTAGTATTTGTATTATCTCTTGGCTCAATGGCCATACTTACATCTTGCATAAGGGCTATACCTATCGCATCAGCTAAGTCATTATCACTACCAACTTCTACTTCATCAAAATTACCTAACTGTTCTATTGCATCAGGAAACCATACTCCGTCTATAAAGTCTTCAATCCAACTCTGCATTATTCCTATCATCATTGGCCTACTAGTTTTATTTAAACTAACCCAATACTCGTGCGTCTGTTCACTATTTTCACTCTCAAACTTAGTTGGCCTATTAGCTAAATAGTTAGCGCATCCGTTATCCTTAAACCATTGTATAATACCAGAACTTCCCGCCTTATCTCCTAATACACTATGTTTTAAATCATAATAAATAGCAAGTTTTAAGCACATATCAAAGAATATTTCTTTACGTTTAGGACGCGTACATATAACTGCTACGGGAGCCATTTGCAATCCTCTTTGACTATTTTTTCTAATCATAACAGCCATGGCTCCTAAAGATTTAGAAGACTTCGCTTCATCTTGATCATAAGGGTCAATTCCAGCACAATACAAATGCTGAAAATTTTTCATTGGATGAGCGCCATCTAATATCAATACACATTCACTCTCATCAACAACATCTTTCTTAGCATCTGCCCTTACTCTTAATGGATAAACTCTTGCTCCTTTTTCATCTGTAACGTACTCTAATTTAAACTTAGAGTACTTATTATGTTCAATAGCAATCTTCTCTCCTTGAGCATTTAATTTTTGAATGTTAAACTTATTACTAAACATTCGCATAAATATCTCTCCTTGGCTTATAGGATTGTTTTGCAAATGTTCTAAATATGCTTTAAGCTCACCTTTTTTAAGAATTTCTCGTTCTGCTAAAATATCTGCTAATGCGGCTTCTCTATCTTCGCATCCTATTAACTGATAAGGTTTATATTTTTTAGATAGATTAGGAGTAATACCAATAATCTTTCCATTTCTTGTAGCTCCTCCGTAGTAAGGTTTCTTAAATCTATCTCCGGTAATCGTAAATATTACTGCATTAAAGTCTTTTAGATTCTCACATACAAATTTAAAATCCTTGGAACCTTTATTAATATTACCTCCAGTTCCAAATATGTACATAATGCCTACTTGTAATCCACTATCTGTTAAACAATCTTTAGTAGCATTAAAGAATAACTTAAATTCATCAAACTCTCCTGCTTCTTCACAAATAACTTCATTCAAGTATGTTCCTTTAAATATATTCGGATTATTGTGTGCCGTTCTTATGTATATCTCAGTCTTTAATCCTTTCTTAACAGTTTTACCTTGCTCTATTACCTCGTATCCAGATGTTATCTCGTCAGAGTTTTTAGTAAGGTTATTAATCTTAAACTCTGGAACCAACAAAGATTCCGATATGTCTAACTTTTTAATAAAGTCATCTGCGTAAGTCTTTTTTCCTGCGGCAATTCCAGCATGATAGGCTGGTAAAAATCTATATCCGTGGTCAACTCTTTTCTGAAAGAACTCAGATACTCCAGCTCTACGTTTCTTTGGAACCACTAGGTTTAGGTTATTTGCCTTACAGAACTCAGCTATATAGCATAACTGTAGGTGCATATCACAAAAATCAGGTGAAATTACACCGTTAACCGTGGCCATTGAATTAAAGTTCATGTAGTAATAGAACATACCTGGTAAAAATATGCCACCTGTATTGTATCCGTTAATACATCTATATAACTGTTCTTGCCAATACTGTTCGTATTCTGGAGTTCCTATAAATTTAGGATTCTTTATTCCGTCTGCATAATCAGGTATGCCATTTACAACAACTGGATTTGGACAAAATCCCTTTCCTTTAATGTATGGCGGTTGTGGTATAGGTAAATTCTCTGCTTTATATCCTGCGTACATAACTATTGTCTTTTAGAGGTTACTGCTAAATACATCTTATCGTTTTGTTGCATCTTCTCCAAGAAGCTAAGTCTAGTTGAACCTTTTAGTTCACCATCAATAAGCTTCTCCTCTGCTATCTCACTTTCTATGGACCTAATAGCTTTCCTAAACTTATCAATACTCTCCATATTGTTTTTAATGCCAGTAGCGGAGTTGTCGGCTTCTAATAACGTAAGTAATTCGTCAATCTTCTTGTTATACATCTCGACTAGTTCAATATTTCTATTGTACTGAAGCCCTTTATACTTCTCTATTGCTATTTGAAGTCTTTTTGGGCGCCTTTGCTCATCAAGTATATCTGGTTTATTGTCTTGCCATACGTGCCATATAGCTTTAGATACCCTCTGTCTTTCAGGAAACTGCCTAAAGATTGAATTATAATCATAAGCAAGTATAATAAACAGAACTTCGTCTTTACTTAACAGCCCCAGTTCGGGACTGAGCTTAACTACATCCGGATGAAGTAGTATATTGTTTTTTAAATCACAAAAGAATAAATAACTCATAATAAAATTGTTTTTACGCAAAAAAGCGATAGTATATCATCTCGATAACTACCGCCTAAATTAGTAATTTTATTCTAAAGTTTTACTTAAACAGTTTTTTATGCTGAGTAAAGTATCTCTTATAGTAGTGAGGAGTATCAGAATACTTTTTATTTATTTGCTTCTGTATCTCTGCTTTATCCTGACATAAGCTAACTATTCCTATGATACATCCGCAAAATAGTACAGTTAAAATTGTAGTTATTATAGTGAATTTCATATAAAGTAATTATTTTTAATTCGTTCAGAATATTGTTTTCCAGCAAATTCTCCATAAGGTTTTCCTTCAAACAAACGTTCTTTTCCATTCATTCTAATTTCTCCATTTCTAAAGAAGTTAAGGTTATCATACTCTTTTACACCTTGATTAAAAGCTAACCAATCTCTAAATCCACCCATTGAACATTCAGGTAAATCACATCTTCCGACTTCTTTATCGTTAAGATACCACACTATCTCTTCTTTATTTTTCATAGTTAAAATATTTCATCATTATCACTCTCGTAAGCTGCCTCTACTGTATTATTAAGCATATCTTTTATTTCATCTTTGAAATATTCTAAGAAAATAATAATATCATTTTTAAGGTAACTCACAGGAACAACTTGGTTAGTAAAACTTACTACTCTTCCATCTTTAGTTACAGGAGTAATCAAATCAATAAATAATCTCTCGCATTTACGGCCAGTTAACTCTTCAAATAAGTAAGAATAAAAAGACAACTGAAGACTAATCTTAGTGTATTTGTTATTAGGCAAATGATTTAATGGCTTGTTTAACCACTTCTCTCCACTAATAGTAAATAAACTATCAAATCCTTTCTCGAATGCCTTGAAATCTGATAACTGAAACCTACTATCCTTTCGATTAGAAACTATACTCATTTTGTCCCAACTACCAGCTACCATATACTCCTTAGAATACACTACCCCTTGTTCGTAAGTTGAATTAAACTCTTTATACTTATCTAACACCGCAGGAAGCAACTCTAGTAAATCTTCATCAGTTTCTAATATAGTTGCCGACTGAGCATATCTTTCTAAAGCGTTATCTATACGTGTACCACTATCAGTTTGCGCTTGCCACATAGCTAATACTTCGTGCTTAGACTTATCCTTATGCTTTCCTGCTATCATATTAGCATCAAACTTTTTTACAAGCTTACCATACAGCGCCGAAAACGATATGTATTGATTACCGTCTGAATCAAAGTATTTATGCTCAGTAGGCTCTAAATACACATCGTTTGGAAATAAATTATGAATCATATTTATTTTTTAGCTTTTACTAATACCGGTTCAGCAATTCTCAACTCTTCAATATCATTCTTATCAATAGATTCTATTTTTAAAGAAGGAATAACCTCAACTTCTTCTTCTCTCTCTCCTAAATTCATATTAGAAGCATCAAAGTCAATCTCATTTTTATCTTCTGGTGCCGCATCAATATCTACTTCTTCTTCAGTAGCTATATCACTCATGTGCATAGAATTAACGATAAACCCCTCTTTCTCTAATGCTTTATGTAACCACTCAGCTCTATCTTCAAAAGACATCTCTTCTAACATCTGTCTATCAATTCCCTTGCCTTTACCATGCTTAACAAAGCTCTCCATCAACTCTTCGTCAGAGATTACTTTAGTCTTATTCACATAATGACTTACTTCTTCTAAGATTGATTTAATGATAGTTATCACTGTATTAAAGTGTTCGTATCCATCTTCAGCATCTACTTTAGGAGTACAGATAGTATGAGATTTCTCATCAAATACTCTTGAACTTGCTTTAATCTTAAACCATGGTGTATCTCCTAGTTCAAATTCAATAGCTAATATCTCACAATTAGAGAGGATACTAGCTCTTACATTCTTATTAGTAGTGTCTTGGAGTAATCCGCAAATCTCTAATACCGCAAATCTCAAATCTCCTATTCCTCCTTCTAACGCTACGTGGATAGGATGTTTAATTGTATCCTTAAATCTGTTGTTAACTAATTTGTTTTCTTTTACAGATGGTTGGAACCCCTCTAAAATTAATCCTTTTAATCCGCCGACTTGAACGACTACTTTTTCAATCACTTTTTCTTTTGTTGTCATATTTATTTGGTTTTTATGTTTTCTTCTCTTTTACCGAACCATTTTTCGTATTCGGAGTCTAAATACTCTTTAGAATTTTCGTATTCTTCAAATGCTTTTAACATTTCTCTTCTATGTTTCGGAGTTTGCCAAGTAGTTATTCCGCCGATTCTCATAACAATTAATTCATTATCATCAAAACTCCTCTGTTGCTGATATTCATCATTACTTGCCATAAACTCCTCCTCCACATCCTTTAATAAACTCATTAGTCAGGTAATTATTATACTCTCGCATATTTCTAAATACCTTAACTGTTACAACTATCTTAGCATCCCATCTCCTATAAGTCTTAGATTTATCTTCTAAGAATCCTACTTCTCTATCTATATCCTGAGCAGGCATACCACACTCTACTACAAATGGTAAACACTTACCATCTACATTAGCTAAATACTCCATAGCATGAAGCTTACTGTTCTCTATCGGATCATTCTCTCCTCCACTATACAAGTAATCACATCCCCGCATCATGTAAGTTGTATTAAACTCTATGTATACTCCTTGTTTCATCTTACTAAATTATTGATAATTGTTTTAATAACCTAATCCTTACTCTTTAAATAAGCTTCATATATCTCTTCTGCTATCCACTCTATACTTCCAAATGGATAAATAGTAGAACTCATCAATAAGTCTTCACATTCTTCTTCACTATACTCTTGGAAGTAATACATTACTATATCACAAGGTGTTATATTGTCTGTTAGGATTAGTTTAGTCATTATTTGGATTATTAAATAGTTCCTCAAATGACTTATTGTTTTCTATTCCTCCGCCAGTACCAAAGAAAAATAATTTAGAATCTATCTTAATATTTGATTTTGGACAGCAAGATTCCCATAAATCAGAAAGTTGTTTAGCTTGTTCTTTAGTCATTATCTGCGGATAACCACTATCTAAATCTGCTATTGCTACTAAATTAGGTTTATTTTTAATATATTCATTAGCTCTATCCCAAGCCATACCACAAAAATCTAATGGCATACCCCTTAATATTCTTTTGCCACTATCGGCGGATGAACCTTCTTCTTTTCCCATAATACTAGCTTATACTCTATTTATTCTAAAAGGTTACATTAATCAGGTAATTCCCCTGGATATTTTATTCTATTCTCATTTATAAATTCAAACCAACTATCTGATACAGGATGACTCCACTCAGCTAAAAACCACTTCTTCATCTCCCACTTACCTATATAGTAATCTCCATCATGCTTCACCCAATAATATCCCTCTTGTCTTTCCATTATTTAAACTTACTATAATTATTACTATATATCTTATCATATCTTCTTCTTAAATCTAAGAAGCTTTCTTTAGTTTTCTTACGCTCATATTCACTTTTCTTATACTCTCCTATAAGGTAAGTTAAATGGCTCTGCAACTCCTTATTCTCTCTACTCAACATCCTTAACTTATACTCAGATAATATCACCCTAGAACCATACCCAATCAAAGTGCAACCAAATGCTATTAAAAAATTTTCCATATCTCTTTTTATACCTTATACGCAAACCAATACCATAAGGTTACACTAAAATAAAAATAAATCTTAGCTAAAAAATTCTACAAAAAATTTTGTAAAAAATTATTATTTAAAGGATACTATATACCCTCCATCCGACTTCCCAAATTAATCTACCTGTACGGGGGCTATTTGGAATTATAACGAAATCGGAAAAAGGAATCTATTAATAATATGAGTTTTTGAGTTTTAATTCGGGAATGGCTTATATAATGGATTAAAGGCTGTTAAGGCAATGAATAAAATTAAGACAGAGCGAGTAAAATAATAATGAGTAAATGATATGCCTATATAATAGAATTCATATAAGATTATGAGCTACTAAATGCCAATACGACACCGAGTGAATACCAGTAAATAAAGGGAATTCGCATTTTTGGGCTTTACCGTTTATCATGGATTATAACCGCTAGTGTAATAGTGTATAATTTAACATATTAGTGGATAGTTTGGCACAAGATAGTTGTAATATGTTTGAATAATCGTTTTTATTTCAAGTTTGCAATATAAATATGATAATTATAAATATTATATGATTATCAGTTAATTACATATTATTTGATTTATGCGTTAAAATAGGTAAAAAATAGCGTTAAGGTAGTTATAGGAAAATAGACCATTTATAATTGTATTAAACCGGTTAAATGATACGTTTACCGTTTGTGTAATAGTTAGGTTAAAATGATAGTTTGGCATGGTATTATTTACTTTTAATTATTACATGAACGGTTATATAGCTTGATGAAAAACATTATTAATCACTTCTGATAGTTTACCTTTGATTAAGAAATTAATATAAACCTTTAAAATATAGAAACCATGAAAGCAACTAACAAACAACAAGTAATAAACCAAGTATTAGCTTTTGGATTAAAAAACTTTGCTAGAATAGACAGTAAATATGCTTGTGATTTACACCACGAACTATTTAATATGGAGTATTTTAATAAGTTCGTTAAAAGCGAGCAAGATACACTTACAAAATACGATGTTTTTGCAGCTATTGGAAAGGTTTATAAATACGAAAAAGAACAATTTGGAGAAGTTACCACAGATTTAAGCGAAGCACATAAGGTTTTAAATATGTTAGCTTATGTTATAGGAGAAGAAATACTTCAAGGCTGTAAAACATTACAAAATAAATGGGACGAAGAATTAACAGAAAAAGACTTAAAACAAATAGCTAAAGAAATGAAAATAGCAGTTAAAAATATAGACTAAAGTGCGTTTTGTCCATCGGCTCAATACCAATGTTTACAGGCTTTTAACATTTTTAACCCCTCTAAAAAACTAACATTATGAAAAACCCGCATTTAACTCTCAAACTCCGTGACTTAATGAACAGAGAAAAACAAGCTAAAACCGACTTAATAGGCTGTATTATAGACAATTACAGAGAAACAGCACCTCATTTAGTCAATGGTGACACTTTTAACCAGCTATACGACCTCGAAATGTACCAACTAAACGACATTTTAAGCGACTTAATTAGTCAAATGTATGCTAATATTCAATACCAATTAGAAAGAATAAAAACACGTAAATAATTGATAAACAGACTATTAAATAAGATGTTTCACGTGGAACATAACGGAAGTATAGGAGGAATATAATATCCTTTTAATTCTTGTTATATAACGTTTTAAGATAGTAGTTTGTTGTTGAGGTAGTTATAGATAAATAGGGGTAATAATAATTTAAAATATAAAGACATGAAAACTAAAGTAAATACAGTATTAAGAGAGTATCTTGTGGTTCAGGAGGTAATGATACAAACTATATGAATATTAATAATGATAGTATAGAAGTATTAGTAGAATTTCTTAAGTCATTAAAGAAGTAGTAATAGTATTAGGGCGTTACCCACAAGGGGTCAGGCTTTACGCTTCAATCTCCGCAAAAGGAAGGGCGGAGGATTTACGCTGTAATCCTTAACGCATAGAACCCGCCGAATAAGAGTAGTAAATTGTAAAATGGAACTATAATATAAATCAAGTATAAACCGCCTTAATAGGCTTAATAAATAGAAATTATGAAAAGATTATTAAACAAACTAAAAAGCATTAACGGTAAAATTGAGGATTTAAAAAATGATTTGTTTATTCAGGCTTTACCGCACGATAGTAAAAATGATTATTATAAATTATGCGATGCAATGAAAACGTTTATTGATAATTTACCACAGAAGTAATGTAAACAAATATAAAAAGGATTTATAATGTAAATCATCTATTGTAACCTTATTAAACTTATTAACGTATAAACTTAAAACTTAGAAACCATGAATATTCAAACTAATTTATTCGATATTCAGCCGATATTTGCGGGACATATTGAAGTTAAAAAGCCTAAACTAACTATGTATAGTGATTATTTAATACAAGACGGCAAATGTTATGCTATTTTTGAGACTAAAGACGGCAGAAGACACACACCATTCGTTTGCAATACAGATAAAACATTAGATAATTGGAAAGAATTTAGCATTGAAGAGACTGAAAGCAGTTTATTTATTAAACTATAACGTTTTGGAGCTAATAAATCGTTTGTAAACCAATAGATACATATTAGCAGCCTAATCAAATGTTTATTAGGTACTGTTAGTATTTCGTTTACTTTTACTTTTTTATGGCTGCATTAGAAAATTAAACTACCTGATTTATAGCACTTTACAAAAATAATGTAAAATATATTTGTGTACATTAAATACATTGTGTACATTTACACTATGAAAGCAACATTTAATAAACAAAATTTTAATGAAAGCGCAGTATCTAAACAAGATTATATTGCAAAATTTAACGCTTTAGGTTT